TCTTTGGTTAATCCTGTTTTTAAACTTAATACTTGTATAAAATCAACCTTTTCACTATCAACTACTTTTACTACTTCTTTTAATGTTTTTAGCTTCTCTACTTCTTTATATTCCTTCATATAACTAGATGTCATAACCTTATCCATAAAGTCCTTAGAGTTAATCTTTTCAGTCATTACTTCTCCTACCTTTTCTTTAAATTCTAAAGTAGCACCTTTCTGAATCAAACCCCATACAACCATAGCAATAGCCATCAGTATATTTATACCGTATTTTTTAAGTATTTCCATTCTTCCAACTCTTAATCTTGTTATACAATTTAGGAATGTTTAAGGCTATAACTATTATAAATGAAACTATTGATACAAACTTTAAAAGAATAGCCATTATTAAATCTATGTCAGCTAGTGTTAATCCTGCTGTTACACTTCCTACAATAAGCCCTAGTTTAGTGGTTAATATTTCTTGATGTTCATTCATTTGTAGTCCATTCTGCTTTAGCCATTTCAACTAATACCTCTGAATGTGTTTTAGCTGTATGTGGGTTCATAAAAGGTGGGTTGGTAACTCCGCTTCTTGTTTTACAAACAAACTTAGTACCGTTAAGATTATATCTAACAGTTTCTAAAGTTTCTACAACTTCGTAGTTGTCTAAAACATTTAACATTCCTGTTGGTAATATGTAATATTCGTTTATCATGGTGTATCTGTTTCTATGTCTGCTTCTTCGCAATTAACTGTGTAAGCATTATTACTTCCTATCTGGTCAATAAATTGCCACTCACTAGCTACTCCACTATTATAATTATCTCCAGAGGCATCACCCATTAAGTAATAACTTACTCCATTGGTTATTCCGCTTTCATCTTTTGGAGTTCCAGAATTATAAATATCTTGTATTTGTGCTAATGTTTTAGCATCCGAAGTGTATAGGAAATCATCAATATTACCATTAAAAAATAAAATATTTCCTAATGAATCATCATTCTTACAACCTAAACGCCCATTATCAATATCACCTATACCATTAAACCAATAAGTTATATCTGAAACCGAAGTAGTTGTTTGTGCAGGAGTAGTTCCATTAAAATCAATTCTTGGGGTTGTGCCGTCTTGCACAAAACTTAAATGCCCCCAAGTACCATCACTTAATAGTGCTGCATCAGTTGTAACACGCCACCAAATACCTCCAGCTGTTTTTGCTTCAAATCTTACTGTTCCATCAGTACGGATAAAACCAGATATTCTAGTATCTGCATTAGTGTCACCAAAAGAAAATAAAAACTCATTACTACTAGGTGTTGCATCTACTGGCTTAACCCATATAGATATAGTTCCATTTGTGTTACTTGCTGTTGCAGATTGTAAAGCATCTATATTAATATACTCATCTACTCCATCTAATAAGATAGAATAGTTATCAGAAAAAGCATTTAACGGAACTCTATTACTGTATATGTTATTTCTATAAACTGTTAACTTCATTAGTATATTATTATTCCGCTGTTTTGACTTGATTTACCACAATATAAAGGATATTTTGTAGAATCATCTTTTTGGGCGTCTTTTATAAAAAAATCTATTTCTTCTCTTAATGCGTCTGCTTTAGCTAAATAATCATCTCTTACTTGACCGTAACCAAAATCACTTACAGCGTCAGATGTTTCACTTAAATTAAGATAAACACCACCTTTGTCGATTGAGTTTCTTAATTGTGGTAAACTTTCATAGACTATATAGTGTGCTAACGCTGGTTTTATGTAGCTTTCTAGTAAAGTAGAATTATCAGAAGTCAAAGAAGAAGCAGCTATTTGAGTTAATAATTCTTCGTAGAAGTCATTATCTAAAAACTTTCTAAAATACTTTCTTTGAGCCAATAAAATGTATTGGTCTAAATAAGCTGTGTCTATATTTGCGTTAACTAAAGCGTTAGTCTTCACTTCCGCTGTCGTCATCATTTCCGTTGTCAGGCTCATTTTGTTCGTTTTCTTCTAACGGCTCGTAACCTAATAGCTCACGTTGCTCGTTTTTAGTTAGTACTTCTTTAGGCTCAATTCTATCTTCTATTCCTACTGGAGCTACATTAAGTACTCCTAACTCTAAATCAAAGCCTAATATTTTTAATAATGTATCATAAGCATTTAATAGAGGTGTTTGAAATTGTGGAACAACCACACCCTTTAAAGCTATGTTGTATTCGTTTCTTATTTGTTGGTTACTCCCTAAACTTCCAGCAGTTGAAATACCAGCTAAACTAGCGAACCATCTATGACCAGAGATTATGTTTTCTCTTGCTAATCTTTGTAGCTCCATCATTTCACCTTCTCTTACAGTTGTAAATTCATTTACTTGTACTGCTTGGTCTGGACTATCAACCATTTGAACAAACATCTTGTGGTTGTTTTCTTCATCTGTAAAGTTATCTCTAATAGCTTCTACATACTCTTGCGCGTTCTTTCCTTCAGGTGGTTGACCTACAATAGTAATCGCAGCACTAGGAAAGAATCCGTTTTTTAATTTCTTTAAATTGAATTGAGCAATTTTATACTCAATATCAGCCCACTTTAATACTTGTACGTGTTCAGGTAATCCATAATAATCATACTCTGGACAATGATTTTTAACGTGAATTATAAAGTGTTTTTGTTTTGTATCTATTTCACCATTCCAAAGCTCAACAGTTTTAATAGGGTATTCATCCGTTGGATTTTGTTGTAATAATATTTCACGCCAATAACCAGATATAAAGGCTGTTTTCTCGTTTTTTCTTACTTTAGAAGCGTCTAAATAAAAGATAGAATCAAAATCCTTACCTCTTATCACTTCAATGTAACAATTACCAGAGTACACAAAATCGTAGGCGTTTAAGCCATATACATCGTGTAAACTTTGTCTATACTTATTTACTTCGTTAAAGTATTCTTCTTCTTTAGCGTTTAATTCTACACTTTCATTATTACGATAATAAACAAAATCTTGTCCTTTAGTGTAGTTTGCCTTAGATTGAACAATAGCACCATGAGTAGAGCTTCTTTTAGCTCTTGCTGCTAAGTCATTAATATAAATATTGTCGGAATCAACAAAAAACGGATACCATTTAGTCTGTTTTTCGCTTTTTGTTTGTTTTTCCTTTGTTTGATTTACGTCTGTTGATACTGCTAGTGCTTGTATCTTTGTTCTTGGCGGTACTGTCCGATGTCTGGGTTTCCTCGCTTGTGGTTTGTTGCTCATATTCTACAAATTCGCAATTCTTATTAAATAATTTTTTTAACTTTCTTTGGCTTAATTCGTTGGTTAATATGATAATCTCATCACCACACCACTTTTTACCAAGACCACTTTCTTTTAATTTATACATAGTATCTTATATTAAGGCGAGAGCCTAAACCCTCGCCTATTTATGCTTATTAGCTACCGAAGTTTACAGTACCACTCGCATTTGAAGTTATGCTACCAACAAATTCTCTTGCAATTTCAGCACTCTTACCACTCATTGTAAGTGTGTAAGCGTTTTGACCTTGTAATTCTGCTTCAACAGTTGTAGTTACGTTAGCTCTTAAAGCTGCGTCATCTGTTAAAATTTCATCGTAACCTATTACAAATGCTTGGTTATATGTTCCAGTAGAAATATAAGTTTCAGCAATAACAATTACTTTACAACTAGTAAATAGTGCTTGTAATTCTTTTGCTTTAGTTTTATGTATTCTAGGTATTACTGCCTCAATAGTATGCTCTTGTAAAGATGAGCCATTTTCACGAGAACCTTCTGCTGTATAAGAAGCTCCCTCATCGTCAAATTGTATCTCAAAAAATACGTCTGAAGTAGCATCTAATGTAACAGCTGTATAGTCGTGAGTAGAACCAGCTGTGAAAGATGTTACGTTTTCTCTATTGATAACGAACAGTCTTTTTAAACCACCTCTTCTGTTCTCGTCTTCACAAGCAACTAGAATATCTGAAGTTATTTCTGCCATTTTATTTAGTTTAAAAGTTTATAAAAGCGAGTGTCGAAACACTCGCCTTATTAATTTAGTATGCTACACAAACCAATTCGTAGTGAATTGTCTGTACTCCTAATTTGAATTTAGATATAGCTTTCATTTGCTCATCGTCATCGTCAGAATATCTAAGTTTTAATTGAGAAGCTCCATCTGAAACATCCGAACCAAATACTAAGTTATCTTTAGCAGCGTAAACAATTAAGTTTGAACCGATACCAAGACCTGAACCAGTATAGTGAGGGTTAGTAGAATCAGCTAAGTTAGTGTCCCATTCAGGTACAGCAACCAATTCAACACCTCTAAAGTAAAGTCTTTCAACTCCATCTTGTATTAATGCTTGACCTAAAGAGTTAGATTGAGATTCTAAAGTGTTACGGTAGTTATCTAATACTGTATTAGTAACGTAGAACTTTTTATCCATAGCTGGTAAAGCTCTTAAAGTAGCTGTTTGAGCTTCCCAAATTTGCTTTAACAATCCATAAGCACCACCTGAAGCAAGAGCATCAGAAGATTCAAAAGATGTTCCATCCATATCAATAAAACGAGTAGCTCCGATAGTTGCAGAGTTATCTACAAAGTTTGTAATCCATCCATCAAATTGATTCCAGTCTGAATCAGCATCGTTAGCATCAGCAAACCAAGCAATTCTATGAATATCTGATTGTAAACCTTTTACTAATTGAGTTCTAATGATAGTATCAATTAAAGTTCCTGATAAATTATCTCTATCAACACCAGTTTTCATAGTTTCAGCAAAGATTGTATCATCCCAAGTATCAACACACTCTTCAACATTTGCTTTTACTTTTTCTACTGACAACACTACGTCATCAATGTTAGCCGTACCACCAGCAGCACTAAAGCCACAAGTTGAGTACTTTCTTAATACTTTTGTTAATGTATTTGGTAAATATAAATTTACCTTATCACCTACAACTGGCATAAATCTATACCAATCACTTAAAGCTGGAACATTCTCTTGAGGTTGATAAAACAACTCATCAATTATTTCTTTACCAGCGTAAGTATGTGAAATATTTGATTGTAATACTTCTGCCATTTTTATTTAGTTTTAAAATTAATTACTGACCCATATTTTCTGTTCATTCTGTTTACAAATATTTTTGCAATACCTGAACAAGATTCTACTTCTTTTTTAGTGTCCTCTTCTGGGTTTTTACTTTCTGCTTTTACCTCTGTTGGGTTAGCATTTTTCTTTTCTAATTCAGCTTTAAGTTTAGCTATTTCTTCATCTTTAGCATTAACGATTGTTTCGTTAGTAGCTTTAACATTAGAAATTTCTTCTTTAACTGAATTTAACATTTCAGAAACTTCTTCTTTAGAAATAGTTTCTTCTTTAGTTTCAACAACTTCTTCAACTTTTGGCTCTTCAGTTTTAAAAGAGTTTTTCAAGTTATCAAATTGCTCTTGAAACCAACTTTTGTTGTCTTCTGTCATTTGAAATTGATTTTTATTATTAATTGTGTTTACTTTTTCTAATAGTGCTTTTTTCATTTCTTCATTAGCACAATTCATTAATACTGATTCACTTCTATTAAATACATCTTCTGCTTGAACAATAGAATCAACAAAACCATTAGACTTAGCTTCTTTTGCTGTCATCCAATCTCCTTTATTCATTAAAGATTTAATAGTGTTTTTGTTTAACCCTGTTTTCTTTTTATATGCTTCTATAATGTTGTCATTTACTTTATCCATATTGTCAGCTGCCTTTCTTAAATCGTCTGCTTCTCCAGTTACTCCGCCCCAAACATTATGAATTAAAAACATTACATTATCTGCAATTCTAATCTCGTCTGCTGCCATAGCAATTAATGTAGCTGAACTTGCACTATCTCCGTAGATATTAGCTGTTACTCGCCCTTTGTGAGATTTTAAAGAATTGTAGATTGCAAAAGCGTCAGAAACAACACCACCATAAGAAGCGATGTTTAGTTGAATATCTCCTTCAACGCCATTTAATTGATTAGTAAAGTCAGTATGGGTAATCCCCCAGAAACCGATTTCATCATTAATGTTAATCTCGGTTTTGTTTTCTGCTTTATTGAATATCATAAAAATAAAATTTTATAATACAAAGTTAAAGCAATATAATATTTTGTTGTGCTTACTATTTAAGCAATTAAATCTCGTATAAGCGTCTTTCGGATATTATCTTACGGATATGATTAACTGATAAATCTTTATACTTAATACTTAAATCTCCGTATATCTCCATTACTGGAGTATCTGTTTTGTAAAGTTCATCAAAGTCTTTTATTATAGTCATATTTCGCAACCACATAGCATCAAAACCTAGTTGCATCATATTATAAACAGCGTTAACTAATTTGGTATTAACATCTAATTTATAACTTTCTAGTAATTCTTTTATAATGTCTTTTTCCATTCTTCTATTACGTATCTAAAAAACTTTCTTAAAGCGTTTTTGCAATCCATACATCTACTGTATGAACGCCAAGTTAACATCTCGTTATTGTGAAACTCATTAAATAAACCAATTAAAAACCTTATTTTATCTGCATCAGGTTTTAGTTTATTAAGTTCTTCGTAAGCATCAATTATAGACCGTTGGTCGATGTAATTAATCGCTTTATGTTTTGGTGCTACCATTTATCTTTAGGGCATTTAGCGTCCTCTAACGCAGTTTTTAACAATAGGCTACACTTACAAATTGAGCATTGTGATACTCGCTTAAAGAAAGTGATACCGAATAATTTAAAATCTCCTCTTTTGTGTGGGCATAATTCACATATATCTCGCCTGTTCTTTTTTGTTTCTTCATCTACTATCAAAATGTTGCTTCGTTTTGTATGTTAATTACTTCTGTTGCTACTTGACTTGTATTTGTAGCTACATTTACTACTTCTATTGAATTGATGTTGTTGCTTATTGACTGTGATAATCCATCTATATCTATTATTCCTTGATTAAATCCTTGCTGTGCTGAAGTTACCCCCACGTTACTAGGACTTAATCCACCGTTTTGAAACTTACTTACTAAACCACCTTTAGCAAAAGCAACACCACCACCAGCTTGATTGATTTGACTTAATAAAGGTTTAAATAACGCTGTACTACGTTTATTAATTATAGCCTCTCCACCTTCTGCTTCAAATCCAGTTCTACCATCTACTGTAAAAGGCACTCCACCGTTTGCGTGTGATGCTCCGTTAATCATTCCACCATCTTCTAAATACATTCCTTTTGCAGCTTTTACAGCGTTTATTGCTTTAACTCTAGCTAAACCTTGTGCAACAGCTACACCAGCTGCTACGGTTGCTCTAATTGGTGCGTCAGGAGTAAATATAGCCATCTGTGATTGATACGCTTGTTGTGCTGCTAGATAAGTACTAATTAAAGCTGCTGCTGAAGCTAAGGCTTTTTGTGAATCAGAACCCTCTGCTGCAAATGCTGAAGCTGCATCTAAAGCGCCTATAGCAATATTAGCTGTTGCCACTACCGCTTTCTGTTTTTCTTTTTCTAAGTTTTTTGTGTTTTCCGCAATACGTTGATTAAATTCTAAATTTATTCTTTCACGTTCAGCACTAGTTAACTTATCATTTTCTAACTGTAATTGTCTTTGTTGTTCTAATATTATATTTTGTTGTGCTAAATCTTCCTCTGCCTGCATCAAAGCATTTTCCAATTTTAAAGCTCTCTCTAATTGCTGTTTTGCCTTATCTTCTTCTTTAAACTTAGCATCCTGTTCATTTAGTGCTGTCCTTTTTTGTTCTTCTATTGCTAATACTAATGTTTTTTCAGCCTCACTATCTTGTTTTATTGCTGCAATTTTATCATCAAACTTAGCAGCTAAAGCGAGTTTTTCTCTTGTTCTATCATCTTCAATAGATTGTATTGCTAGTTGTTCTAATTGTTTTTGAGCATCTATTTCTCTTTTCTTTTTATCTTCAAAGGCTTTTTCTTCTTCTTTACGTTTGGCGTCTGCTATTCTTTTAGCCGAAGCTACTGCTGCTTTTTCTCGTTTCTCGTTTGCTTTTTCTTCTTCTTCCGCTGCTGCGTTATCTGCTGCCAACTTTTCATTTAACGCTTGGTTTTCGGCTGCCTTTCTTTCTGCGTTTCGTTGCTTAACTTCTTCAGCCATCTTTTTTCTACCAAGTGCAATTCTTTGTTCTCTTGTTTTTTCAACACTTTCCTGAAACTGCTCTAAACTTATTTCACCACGTTTTAAGTCTTCTACTAACCCAGCAATATCATCTCTAAATTTTCTCTCTGAATCTGTTAAACCATCATATCCACCAACCAATTCTTTTACACCAGCAGCGTATTTTTCAGCACTTATTGTTTTGTTTTTATAAGCCTCGTTTAAAGCTCCAAATATTTCAGCGTTCTTTTCAGATGCTACGAGTAAATCTTCTTGAGTTATACTTAGTTTTCTTGTTTCTCCTGTTGCTCTATCGGTTACTTCAATAAAGTTTTCTAATTCAGGATTAATTTGTCTTAACGATTCCATGCCAACCCCAAACCAGTCGCCCTCATTCATCTTTGTTAACTGTCCTAATATAGAAGTAAACCCTTGTGTAAATGACCTAGAAACTTGACTAAAAGCACCCTCGCCATCTTCCAAAGAAAGTATAAATCCTTCCCAAGCTGATTCTGCTTTTGTAATATCTCCAGCTAAATTATCAAGCATTGTGTCAGCCATTGCTTTTGCTGCTCCTTCCGCATTATTTAGTGTTCCCTCTAGTTTATCAATACTAATACCAGCTTCAGCTATAATAATACCAGCAGTAGCACTTCTTTTACCGAATAAATCCATAGCAACAGCGTTTTTATCTGCTGCCCCGTTTATCTTAGCCATTGCTTCCTCGAAAGTCAATCCTTTCTTACTTAATTCTAAGAATATATTTCTTAATGAAGTAGCAGAAGTACTAGCGTCAATACCCCTATCTGATAAAGTACCTAATAAAGCTGTTGTTCTTTCTAAATCAACACCAGCAGTTTTAGCTGTTGCACCTACTATTGGCAAGGCTGTACTTAATTTACTAAAATCTAATGCAGAACTACTAGCAGATTTAGCTAATACATCATTAACTCTAGCTGCTTCTGTTGAATCTAATCCAAAACCTTTTAATACAGCTCCAGTTAAAGCTGCTTGTTCCCCTAAATCAGAACCAAGTGCAGCAGCAGCATCTAATGTTGATGCTGTCATATTCTTTATATCTCCAGTTGGGAAACCTAATTTTGCAAATTCAGTTTGAAGCTCAACAACTTGTGATGCTGTAAACGCTGTTGTTGCTCCTAATTGTTTTGCCTGTGTTGATAAATCTCTTATTTCTTCTTTTGATTTACCTAATACAGCAGCTAATGTCGATGTTGATTTACTAAAATCGGTTACAACACTAACCATATTACCAATAACCCTAGTCCCTATAGCGATAGCAGCAGTTACACCAATCATCGAAGTAGCCCATTGACCTACTCCCTTCTTAACACCAGCAACAAATCCACTATTCTTTTTTAAAGCGTCATTGTTTCTTAGTATGGCGTTTTGTTGGTCTGTTAAAGCGTTTCTATTTGCTTTTAACTGTACGTTTAATCTAGCCCTTTCAGCGTTTGCTTGTTTAGCTGTAATTATACCCGCTTTTTCTGCTTTGTTTAAAGTCTGTAAAGCACGTCTAGAATTGTCAAAATTATATTGTAACTGTTTTAACTGCTCTTCTCCTTGTACATCTATCTTTAACGCTAATGTCTTTGTTGTTGCCATTTATATTACTTTTGCTAAATATCCATTAAACCCACCAGCAACACTTACACTAGCAGCATTTGTTTTTACGACCAATCTAACATCATAGTTTTTAGGTACTATTATATATGGTTTTTTTGATAGTTCTACCGTTCCACTCGAATCTTTACAAGAGAAGTTTTGAGATATTGGACGCCAATAACTTGTCCCTATTGGTTTAGCCTCTAATCTACCTTCTGCATAAGCACTTGTTTTTGATAATACTGATAATGTTATATTAGTTACTATCCAATAATCAGTTGAACTAATGGTTGTTTGAGCCTTTTGTGTTTGTTGTTCTCCTGCTGGAATAACTGCGTGAGTATTAGCATCTGTTCTTGTACCACCTTCGTAGAAATAAATATTACCTACTAAGGCTGTTCCATCTGAATTATAGGCTCTACTTACTCTCGCTGCTGCTGTTGGTAGTGTTACTGGTGTTGTTCCTGTTAATGTTACATCTGTACTTACTCCGAATGTAGCGGAATCTCCAGCTATTGTGTGATACTCATATTTTATTGTACTTGTATCACTACCACTACTAGAAACTACTGTTGTTATTCCATTTGTAGATAATAGTGTTTCTGCTGTTTCAGAACCTTGTGTTGTCATTAAGGTTTCCCACCCTGTACCAACTGTTGTTCTTGAACCAAATTTTAAAAGGTTTTTCTTTTTCTCACTAACACTAACAGTATCTCCATAGGTGCTATAAATAACATCTATTGCTTGTTTAATGTCGTATTCTATATTAGGTATAAAAGTCATATATTATATTGTGTTCCGTTAAAAATTACATTCCAACTTTCATAGTCAGAACTTATTGTACCCGATAAGCCTCCGTTTATGTTATATCCATTCCCGTCAACAGTTACATTATTACCACCACAACTACCAGTAGAATCTATAATCTTACATTGATAGTCATTACTTGGAGAAGGTGGAAGTGTTAATGTAAACCCACCGCTACTAGAATCTAAATAAATACCTTTTTCTGTTCCATTCATTGTATAATCAGTAGTTACATCTACGTAAACATCTCCATTAACTACTAACTCACCATTAAAATAAGTGTTTCCGCTTTGGTCAACTCTTAAAATACTAAATGGATTGTCGGGCGTTCCAGTTCCTAATTGAAATAAATCTGTGCTTACGTCTAGGTTGTTAATACCCATTCTTAAAACACCTGTTCCATCTGTACTCAATCCATTCCCAAAAGCTATGTTTGAAGAATCTTTTATGTTATTATCAAATCCAGTACTATGAGATTGACGCCCACCAGAGGTTGATTCTCCAGTATTTATTCCAGTATTAGGTGGTTGTTGTCTATAAGTTTGAGTGTTGTTGTTGTCTAAACCACTTTCAACTTCATCTGTAAGGTCTGGTGTTGTCGCTTCAGCTTCAAAGTTTCTAGCTTGTGTAAATTCGTGCTTAACACTAATCTCATTAGATGTTGGTTTAAAATTAGATACTCTTATCAATCTCCAATAACCCTCAATGTCTGGGTAGCGATTATCGAAGTAATAAATCTTCTTAAAGTCTATGTTTTTATAGTCAACTAAATCAGTTCTTAAATATAAAGCAAGGCTTTTACCATCTCTTATTTCTGCTGCTGTTAATCGGTAGTTATCATACCATAAACCATCATCTCCTTGAACTTCTTTAAATGTTAATTCGTTTGGTACTGTTGCTAATAATTGTCCCTCGTCATATACTGGAAAAGGTAAAGCATAAGGTATAGACTTTCTAGTTGTTGATTCTGTACGCCATTGAAAATCTCTAAAGTTTCCATCTATATCAAATTGAGCAGTATATCTAAAATAAAGTATTCTAGGTGCTAACGCTTCACTTTCATAAATGTTTTTAAGGTTTGTTTCATCTACCCAAAAACGAGCCAATATTGGAGCAATACCACCACCACAATAAATATCTTCTAAAGTATATGTAGCACTTAATACTTTTGTTTCTACAGATGTTGTTCCCTCAACGAATTTACTAGGAAAACTATGCTCATAAGAACACCATTCTGTTGCAGCTTCTTTGTTTCGTGCTACTAAATAACCATCTTTATCATCTTCTTTGTATCTGAATACTTGGTTTCTTTTGTAAGCACTGGAATTATATGTTATCTCAAATTGCTTTGATGGGTCAACTCTATCTGTTTCGTTAGTTGCTGTTGATATTTCGTTATAATAATCATCTCTAGGCTCTGCTGAAACTGTTTTAGTTGCTGTGTTTGTTTCCCAGTAAATATGAAATAATCTACCAATATCTAATACAATATCTAATACGCTTATGTTGTCATCTGAAACAGTAGCCCAATTAAAAGTATCTCCTTCATCTAAATAAGGATAAGGTTCGTATGTTATTATAGTTGGGTTGTGTTCTAGTTTAAAGTAGTAATCATCAGAAGACCAAGTACCTTGACCTTTATTTACATAAAATTCATATCCTATCTCTAGTATATCTCCAGCTTGAGCAGAAAACCAAGAAGATGCAACTTCTCTTGTAAATGTTCTTTTTTGCCTATTTGAACTTACATTAGTTATTACTTCTGTTCCTTGACTTTGAGCAACCATTGGAAACTTAGAAACATTACCACCTCTAGTTAGTTTTATATAGTGGTTTAATTGAGGGTTTAAAAAGGCTTTTGTTTGGTCTTCTGTTAATACAGCGTCAATTATAGCCTTAACTCTATATTTATTGTTGTAAGGCACTACATATTGATTTGAAGCATAGTTACTGCTATCATCTTTTAAAGGTGCTGGAGTGTCGCTAAAACTTGTATCTATCGAAGCATTTGTTATTGTTATCCCACCACCAGTTGAGGCAGCGTGAGAACTAAAAGATGTAGCTTGATAGTTCATACGTTGGTCTTCCATTTCTGAAACGGTCAACGCATCGAATCTTATTACATCATTAAAAGTACCAGCAGCAGTAGTAAATGTATTATCAAAGTTTGTAGCAGATGTATCTAGCTTAACTATCGCTGTATTTGAAACTGACCTATCATAATCTCTAAAGTTCTTACCAAAGAAAGGTATTATTAACTTCTTGTTAGCTGTTGTGTTGAAAAACGTGCTTTCAAAATTATAACCAACAGATTTAAAAGCATTATTAAGATAGTCTATTACATAGTAGTCAGGTCTTAAATCTAATACGTTATAAGCTCCTAATGTTGTTTTTTGCCCTCTATTTATTAAAGCATATAATGGTTGTTGATTTGCTCCACTATCTTGCCAAGAAGCCTCTACGCTTGTACTGTCATAAGTAAATGTATTATCTAAGTATGGTAAGTCTTGAGTTGTTTTCTCTTTCATATTAAGAACCCAATCCATATTATTACCAAAGAATTTTAAAGAATACGAATTACCATCTCTACCCTCTCTAGCTATTCTAGTTATTTGTAGTTTGCCTTTTTCAATATTAATACCGTTAACTCTTATTCTACAATCTTTTTCTGCGTCAAAGTCTTTATAGTTTTTGTGTTGGCTTAAATAGATGTGGTCTAACAGATTGTCGTTGTCTTTTGTACTAGGTACTTTAAAAGAAGTAGAAAAGCTACCAGAACGCGTAGAAATGTCTTTAATATCTGCTATTGAAGTAGTCAAAGACATAGAAAAGTTCTTAGAATTACCTACATCTAAAACACCCTCAATATTATTGTCAGGGTCTAATATTTCAATTTGTACGTTATCCAAGTTGATTTATTCTTTTGTTACTTAGTTTGTAGTTAACTTTTATTTGATGTATTACTCTGTCTGAATCTTCTATTGTACTAGATACACTTGTAACATTTACTGGTAGAAATTCAATACTGCCATCTATTGTTTTTTTTATTCTAACATCAACGCTTTCTCCTATCTCTGCTAACCATTTAATAACAGCTTTTGATTCTGTTTGTGAGTAAATTTCAAAACTTCTCTCATTCTCGTTTGATATGTCAGTTTCTCCTCTATCTGAAATAGCATAATCTAACGCTAATCTTTTTTCTATGCTTCGCTTTTTGTTCTTTGTTTTTTCTCTATATCTACCTCTAAAAGTATATGAATCAAAGAATCCATAATGATTCTGCCAGTACATTATTACATCGTCATCGCAGCTATCAATTATATTAACTATAAATTCAGCACTTCGTTGAGTTGATGTAGAATCGTAAGCAGTTACCCCTAATGATTTTCTAGTAGTTGATATAGCCGAAACATCAACACAATAGTTTACTTTTCTATTAGTAGATTGTACGTTGGAACTTGTTGTGCTAGATGAAGAACCACCACCATTAGCACCAGTATAAACATCTAATTGGAACTTCATTTGTGGGTTTGATGGAACTATTGTACCACCAAAATAAAGAAATTCAGCTCTACTAACATTGCTTAGTTGTGGTCTGTTTGTTTGGAATAAAGCAGATGAATTTAATAAAGCATAATCTGAAGCTGTGTCTTTTTGTTCGTGTTGAAATATTAAGTTGTGAGTGTATAGTGTTGAAGACTGCTCATATCCTACACCAGCACCTTCTTCAGTCCAAGATGTATCTAAAACACTCCCACTTGTATAAACTTCAAATAATCTAACGTAATACTGTTTAGCACTCGTTGTTTGGTCAAAAGCATTTAAAGAGGCTACTGATTCGTTAAACTCGCTTGTTAATTGTTTCTTTAATACTTCTCCTATTTCAATTCTAAACTGGTCTGTTTCTCCAAGTATAGGGTCAACATCTATCGTAGAAACTAAACTACCATCAGTATAAACGTCAGCTATCATACTTGTTATAGTTCCTAAATCACTAGAGCAGTCAAAGTAAACAGGTCTATAAGGACTTGTAACTCCTGCTGGCTCTGTGTATATCGTTATAGCCATTTATATTCTTTTTACAAAATTATCTAACTGAATTTCAATCTCTTTCTCAAATACATCAGCTACCATATTTTCAACTTTGTTACTTATTCTTTCTATGGTATCATCAACAAATTCAGTTCGCTTACCTTTCTTTCTACTGTTGACTGTTGGACTGCCTTGCTTTTCAATGGTTTTTTGTATTGCAAATGCGATACCGAGTGCTTTTTTATTGTTCGTTTCGATACCACGTTGTTTAATCCATTCAACAAGTGCTTGAATCGGTACTTTTCTTGCACCTCTTTTACGTCCTGTGTTAACATATCTACCATAGTCGTTCATATACACATCTATTGACGTGTTTGCAGTATTTACGTTATAGTCTAAGCTATCAATTAATTTACCAGTATTAGAGTGGTCTTGCTTTATTATCTCTTTGGCTAACTCTTCAATAACATACTGACCTATATCGCTAAGTCCATCTGTTATATTCTTAGCCATTACCTACCTAGCTTATAAGCTATTAAACTACCACTTGAAATAGATACATCACTAAACACTTCATCGTATGGAGTTAATATTGCTCCTGCTGGTATAGTATTACCACTTAAATTCATTGTAGATAGTACATCTGTTTCACTACCACCTTTAGCATCTGTTTCGTTTAATACTGTAAATACAGCGTCAGAAACAACGTGAATCATATAAATATCTTCATTGGTTACAGAGTTGTCTATAAAGACACACCCATTCTCACCAATCATTTTACTTTCTTCGTTCATTTTTTAATAATTAAAATCGCCAAGAGTACAATTTTCTACCTTGACAATAAATTCAACATTATAAGCAAGTTGTATAAGGTTACCACTATGAGCTTCATCTAAACTGTTAAAGGATATTGCACCCAAATAAAAACCATTTGAACCACTTTCGTTTCGACTTCTTAGTTCTGCAAAGTATTTACTTGCATAGTCAATCAAAGTATCTTGCTTTGTTTGTAGGTCGGTACTCGCTTTTTCGCTTTCCTTGTAAGTGTTAAAGAAATAAACTGTTGCTGTATAGATAGAAGATGATGGTAAGTTAGTTCTTGAATATTTGTCAACTGTTACGTTTACACTTCGTTTATCAAATAGAAACATTGGAAAGTCTTTATCGTTATCTTCCCAATTTACAGCACTTAATTCATTATAAGTACTTGAACTAATATCAACGTAAGCATCTGCGACAGTTAAACATTCATCAACAACGTCTTTTAATCTTGCCATTTATTAAGTATTTATACAAAATTAAACAACATTATTTTGTTTAGTCGGTCAAATACAATACTAAATTTTGAATATATCTCTAAATATTGCTAATTGTTCTAAATATTGTAGTCTTTGTTTAGAACGGTCTTTAACTTCTGTTAGTCTAAATCCCTCTTTTTTTCTATTAACGAAGCTATCTTTAAAATCTCTTAATAGTATTTCTTTTATTATTGACTTACCAATATCATTATGCTTACGAACTTCTTTATCTAAAAACGGATAACGCCCCTCTACTTGCCAATATAAACCTATCTTTTCGTTTTCTCTTAAATGATGGTGAGTTAAAAAGTATTTATCCTGCTCTTTCTTCTCTTCGTTTGTTACTGCTTTAATTTCTTGAAACAACCCTCTTGGATATAATTCTGTGTTGTAGTAGTCATAACCACCGAACAATTCATCTGCACCTAATCCAGAGAATGAAACTCTACCACCCATTTGATGTATTTTTTCATATAGATAATAGTTAACACTTGGTGCATAAAAAGGCTCTTCTAATATTTCTATTTGCTTTCTTAAATCTCCCTTGTTTATTTGCGGCTCAAAACTTTCAACATAAATACCATACTTTGAACTAACAGCATCAACATACTTACTACTACCCATTGTTACGTATTTAACGTCTTTATGTAGTCCTAAGTCATATAAAGCCTTAACTATTAATGTAGAATCTAACCCACCTGAAACTGGAACAACTACTCTATTAGTCATTCGCTTATAAATAGCACTTAAAAAATCGCTATAAAACTCTTTGCTTTGTGATGTTTCCATAACCTCGATGTTGGTATTTATCGTATTCTAACTTTGGTAGGCTTCTTAAATTTGATGAGTAGATAGTGCTTCCGTTGTATTCATCCATATACAAAGCGTGTATTCTTAGTTCGTCTAAATAAACGTCCATTAAATGCGTTTCTTTGTTGTAAATTATAATAGCATACTGACCGTCTAATTCGTTCATCCTATCGCTTTTATATGCTTCTATGATAGCTTTATATTCGTTGTCTGCAAATGTTTTATAATTGTATATTTCGCCATTAAACAGTAAAACAAATTCTTCTTGTTGGTAGGGTAATTGAACATCACCACCAGTAATATGTAGCCTAGTCTGTATAAGTTGAGCGTATTCATCTTGATACATTCCTTGACTATCTCGACCTCTTTCAATTAGAGCTTCTGGTATTTCTTTATACCTATGTTTACCTTGTATAGCTAATATTCCACACATACTATCTTGGTTTAACAATACATAAACATTTCTCACTACACTCTTTCAACTTTCTATCATACATATCTTCATTTATACCAGCGTATCTAGCAAGTATATTATCTATTGGGTCAAATACATTACCTAGTCCATTAATTTCTTTAGTGAATTGACCACATATAGGTATATCTCCATTCGCAGCTACAATAATATTCCCAGACGTACAGTTGTCTGCGTTTCTATGTATGTAAACATACTCTCCCATATTTTTAGGTGCTACATCATTACCTCTCCATTTAATACCCTCAATATCTTTTGATGGTGTCTTGTCGTATCTGCTATACTTTGGTGATTCTGCTAACCATTCATTAGCTTGGTCTTCTGTCAATATGTACTCTCCTAATACATTAGGTGCTTTAAAATCAACCCTAAAGCCATATTTCTTTGCTATTTCCTCGAATATATGCTCTTTCCCCTCGTTGTATTTAAACATTAATACAGCTAGAATCTTATCACAATTAGAATCAATCTTAGACGCTATTTCTAAATTGTTAATCATTCTATCCCATTTAGCACCTATCCTATATTTAGCCAATGATTCTGCGTCGTGTCCATCTAAACAAACAGCATAGTGAGTAGTTGTGTTTAATAGTTTTCTCATATACTCTGGATTACCACAATGCTTAGTCACCCCATTAGTACTTACTATTGTTTTCATTCCGTGCCTTAAAACTATTTCATTCATCTCTGGCAGTCTTGGGTGAATACAAGGGTCTCCACGCCAATACATCTGTACTTGCTTAACGCCTACTCTTTTAAATAGGGGCATTGCTTTTTCTATTATTTCTTCCGTAATAAGGTCTTTACCCTTTTCAGTCCAAGCAACACAGGACGCACATCTTAAATTGCACCCAGCAGCAGCTTCTAAAACACCTATATCACATAATCCTCTTTTAAAACTCATTTTCTACAAATATTAATTAATTCTTCTTCTGTTTTCTCTGGGTATCTCTTTTGTAATCCTATTAAATTATAACCTTTAAAAATGGCTGGACAACCAAACCACTTCTCATAATTAGGAACATCTTTTGTTATTATACTACCCATTCCAATCATTACACTTTCTCCTATTGTTAATCGTTGATGTATTGAGCAGTTTATACCTAGATTAGTATAATCACCTATATTAACACAACCACCTAAAGTAACCATTGGTGCTATTGTTACATTGTCCCCTACTATACAATCGTGTGCTATATGTACTTTATCCATTATAAAGCAGTTATTACCTATTTGAGTAAAGTCATATCTTTGAGGACTTTGTATAGATGTAAATTCTCTTATTACATTATTGCTACCTATTACTACTTTTCCTTTTATTTCGTTTTCCCCTCTTACTTCTCCAGCTAAACCAATAGTAACATAAGGCGATATATGGTTGTTATCTCCTATAACTACGTTGTCTTTTATTACAACACCTTCTTCTATTACGTTTCCTTTGCCTAATATAGCGTATGGGCTAACGTATGCAAATGGGCTTACATCATTCATAACCGTAAACTTTTTTAGCAATATTGATTGATTCTTCAGACATAAGAGTATTACATCTTTCAGGCATTTCTATTTTCTCTAATTTTCTAGCTTGGTATTGTTCTTGCATTTCAACATCTCTATCAGGGAAAAAACTAGGGTAATCACTAAACTTATGTTTAATCTTTAATCCTGTTGCTTCACTTATTCTTTTCTGAACTTCGTTTGGGTTTTCTATTAAATCCTCATACTTAATATTAAGCCTTATTAAATATTTATAATCAAGATAATCATAAACACTATAAACCCAATCAAAACCACCGTCAACATCAAAATCTCTAAGATAAGACTTACATACTGAATTAGGATGCCTAACTATATTAATAATAATCATATCCTTCATTAGTTCTGCTTGGCGTTCTCTTTCTGCAAACGGTAAAGAACCACAACCTAATAAAGTTTGAGAGCCTCTTTTACCTATCAAAGTTCTTCCATTAGGTACTTCTTGCTTAACAAAGTCGTCTATTGTTACTTCTTGTTTTATTATAGCTACATCTTCAAACGCAAAGAACATTCTTTTTAGCAGGGTTGTTCCGCTTTTAGCTACTCCTGTAATAAATATCTTACTCATATCTCCCCCTCCTGTTTCATTCTTAATAATATAGCTAATTCATTTCTTTTTTTAGCCTTCCAACGTGCTTCTAAAACGAGTTTATCTAATTTGTATTTAGCTTCCCTAGTGTTTTTCTGTTCATCAGTTTCTTCGCTTAATTCATAAAAAGAAAAGTACACATAATCATTATACTCATCATTACTACCATAAACCTTTAAATGAGTAGCACCTAACTCAACTTGAGAATTTATATTTTCAATAAACTCATCTATTGACATCAGATATTTTGCACTATCATTTGTAAATTTAAAATCTTTCTCGTTGTACGGATTAAATGATTTTAATTTTTTTTTATTGTATATCTTATCCATTGTATATCTTATTAAATTCGTATGTAGGTAAAAAGTCTAATAAACGCTTAGTATCTATAAACTCGGTATTATCCCATTTAGCAAACTTAGTCATATTAGTACTGCTCTTTATATCTAATAGCATACAGTTATTATCTCTTAACCATATTTCTTGTTTAGTGTATTCAAATCCTTCTAGTTTTTCATTCATCGCTTGGTCTAATAGCCCACTCATTTTAACATCATACCAACATTGATAATCCATTTTCTCCATCATTTTCTTACTTAACATTCTTCCAGCCCCTAAAGAATCGCCTTTATTATGGTCTTGTCTATACCCTGCCCAATATAAAGACTTTTTAGTTGTTGTGTCAAAGAAGAAACCATCCATTAAATAAATGTAGTCTATCCCTTGCTCCATATAATCTAAATACAAATCAAATAGGTTATTACAAATGATGTCATCACTACCCATTAGTAAATAATAATCTGCGTTAGTTTCTTTACTTAATAAAGATGCTGCGTTCATTTTACGTCCTAGTGGGTTGTTTGGCATTTCTACATAGTGAATCCAATTCTCTTTACATCTGTTTTGACTACGATAACCCTCTGAACCAGCAACGCAAACTTCTACTTCTACATCTTCATATTGATTACGTAAACGTCTAACACCTTGTTTAAACATATCCCATACTTCAGGACGTTGCCATATTGCTGTTACTATTGCTATTTTCATTATGATTATTTAACCTAAATTCGTTTCTTAATAAATTACTACTCAATTCTTTTGTGCTTATCTTATACTTATCTAATATATAGTTAAAACTTAATTGGTCTCTATGACTTCCTTGCTGTATTTCGTGCCACCAATGATTCATAAATGTACGAATTAAATTGCTATCTTTTCTAAATGTTACTCCTGTTTGTATCATTCCATTGTTTACTGGATAGCCGCTTTCTAAGTATTTATACATTTGCCTTGCTATTACTTTTGGGTCGTCCTTTTCATACAATATACAAGCCTGTGCTTCTTTATAAATACAATTCCTTGATGGGTGGTCTAAACTTATAAAATCAACATCTTCAATATACTTATTTAAGTCTGTGTTAATTTGTATCTGCCCACCTACTACACAAGCAATATCAAAATCTATTATTCTATGTAATTGAGTTAATACATACCCACTCTTACGCTTATTAGTTGTGTCTGCTTTAAGTATTTTAGTTTTCCATACTTTAGACTTATGATGTCTGTCTGATATGCAGATATACTTCCAGCCATCACTTATAACAGTAGGCTCTTTTAGAGTGTCATAATCTCCGAATATTGGTACTATACAAACTTTATTCATCTTTATTTTTTTCAATCATTTCTTTTATAATATCGTCAATCATTTCTTCTTGCAATATTTCTTTTTGGGGTGGAATAAGATTAAGCATAGACCAATCATTATTATTTAATTCCTCTATTTCTTTCTTTGTCATCTTAACATATTTCCAACCTATAAATTCATAACACCCATAATCAACACTAGACATTCCAACTTTTTTACACCCACTCTTTTTTATATATCTTAGGTATTTAATTAGGTCGTCTATCAAAACACCATCATAATCAAATAAGTCCAAACAAGGTATATCTAAATATTCTCTTTTTACATCCATCATAACTCAACTATTTTAAATCTTATTACTTTTTGCAATTTACTAATTTCTTCTACTAATCTCTTATTATAATCTGTCTTTAATACTACTGTTAAATCTTGCTCTTCGTTTTCTCTTACGTCTAATGCTATTAATCTAACTTGTAAATCATCTAACAAATGCTCAAACTTTCTATTTGAGTTTATATAATAGTGTCCTCTTAACCTTGTTTTAGCTACTATCAACTTATTTCCTTTTATATTTTTAATTTCTTCTTTTAGATGCACGTCTTTGTCTTCTAGTGGTCTTGCTTTGTATGTCTAAAACTCTTTTATATTTTACTGTTTCATCGTGTAGATTAGCGTGGAATGCTAGATAATCAGTATCTAATACACTATAAAAGTTGTTACTCTTTACGTCTTCGTGAAACATTGAATCTGGAAAAGGTTGTTTACCATCTGGAGTTATAACAGCTTGAAATTCTATTTTTTCTAATACCTTACGACTTATCAAAGTACAACCATAACCACAATGCGAAATAGTCCTGCCATTTATAGTATCTACATTTAAAACTTTTAAACCACTTTCTACTAAGTCTTTACTATCTTGTGGGCTTAACATTATAGAAGCGTTGTCAGTACCTCTACTTTGAACGCATAAGCTAATTAAACCGTTATTTCTTGATAATCTCATCGGATATGTATAGTTAGCTACATCTGCTTTCATATCAACTAACTTTTGTAGTCTTTCTATTTCTATGAATACATCGCTTTCTAATACAAATAAATGAGTATAATCGCCTTTTAAGAACTCATCACGTAGTATATTCATACAATCTCTAGTGATAACCGTTAAAGGATTTCTACCAGTACCAGCTAACTTACTGTATATTGGTTTAGGATTATAATGTATAGTTTTAAATGGTGGTCTATTTATTATCTTATGAGTGTTGTCAACTATTAAAACATCGTGTCCTAGCTTCTTAAACTCTAATAACTGCTTTTTAAATGCAGCCCAACAATAATCCTTTACTTGATTTGTTACAGTTCCTATTAAGATACGAGGTTTATCTCCCATTGCATTTTTAATTTTAATAATGTTAAATATTTTATGTAGTGTAATCTAATTTCTTCTATTTCTTGTGGTAGCTCTCTATTTAACTCTCTGCTCTTTTCTACTACATAACTAAGCATTGGTAAGACTACATCTAAATCTTTATGTCTTATAATATTAATCTTTTTCATCTTTAGTTATTTTTTCTTTTTAGCTTCTTTGTTTCTTTCGTCAGCTTGTATTGCTCTTACATCTGCGTATCTTAATACATTGTGAATATTCTCATATCCTACTGCATCAAATGGGGTCATATCTGATTTATTAAACACTCCACTCTCTGCTATATCATACCTCATTATAAACCAATTTAAACCTTTAAGTCTTGCTGTGCCTTTGCCATTTCCTCTTGAAAATACGCCTCTATATTTTTTAGAGAGTTTGTTTTCGACTGCATAAAAAAAAACAATGTGTTCCATATAATATCCATATTAACATTGTCAAACCATTCAGCACGTCTTTTTACTTTCTCACTATCATACTCTTCAATTACTTCTTTCTTCCACCATAGCTTACCTTTTGTTTCTTTTGGTCTATACATAACAGCTAACAATAAATTAAGGTATTCATAACGCCCTTCTTTTAGTTCGTTAAATGCTTTTATAACACCGTTGGCTTCTACGTATTCTCTAAATGTTAAGTCCTTTAATATAGCTTGGTTTAAATCAATCTTATCTATAAAATATAAGTTGTCTATCCTTTCAACTGGTTTTGGGTTTTCTATCTGTGGTACACATAATAAAAATGATAGTGTTTCAAATACCCATTGAATAGATAGCTCATCTATCTTGTCATCTCCATACGGTTTAACTTGCATTAGATATTTCTTGGGTATCTTAGTTACATAGTTGATAAAGTCTAAATAGAAATTTAAAGCCTCTTCTTCATCATCTACTTCGCTTTTAATTATCTTATCTACTATCGGTTGATTATGTTCTAACTCTAACCAAGTTTGAATTTGCTTAAATCTACCTAATGTAATATCGCTGTAATTATTAGGGCATTGATATTTTTTGTTTTCAATTTCTAATGTTATCATTGTTTCAACATCTTTTTTATCATTTCTTCTTTTGTTTCCATAAACTTAAATGATATGTTTGATAGGTCTATATTAAAAACATCTTTAAATAAGTCAACGTGATTTTTCATCATATACCAATTAGCGTTATTCCTTGCTTTTGTGCTTTCAAAATAAACATTACTCATTCTACTTTGTATGTAATCAACAGCAATTTCTAGAGCTACTTTTAAATATTTTTCTTCTTTCATAAAATTAATGTTATCATTTTCTATGTTTAAAACAATCTTGGTTTTCTATCATACAATGTTTAGGAATAAATGTAATATCCTTATTTAGTTTTTTACACTTACCATATAATATATTGTTAACTTTCTTGTTACTCCTTTCTAAAAAGATACAATCATTGCAATTAGTATCTATTAGTTGCATTTCATATATTGATTTATCAACAGCACTTTTACATTCTTGATGATAGTATTGTTCTACTTTAGCCCAATAACCACCCCACTTAAAAGGCTTTTCTGTTATTTCTTCTTTACAATGATTGCAAGTCATAAAGCAATATTACAAAATATAATTTTAAATACAAAACTTTTTTCAATATTTTATATTGCAAATGCTTGAACTGATTTATTTCTTGTTGTGTAATTATCTAAAGCCATAACCAATACATCGACTTGGTCATCGTGATTACCATTTGGAAACGCTGAACATTCATCTAAAAAAGAATCAATATAACGACCATCTAACAAATTGACACGCCTTGCTTCTACTACTGGAGATATAGCATTAACTCTACTAATCTTATCCTGTGTTGGTGGTTTATCTTCTATTACATTTAACCCTGTTTGACGTTTTAACTGTTGTATAATACTTTTACCACTTGCTTTAGGCTCTATGAATATTCTACTTGAATTAGTATAACCGTTAGCATAAACAAACTCTTGTATCTTTTTAACCAACTCTGGGAACTCTAATCTAACCGTTTCAATCTTTCTAATAATAAACTCTTCGTTGTGTTTAGCAAAAGCTAACATAGCAGTAGCGTCATTATAAGTCTTATCTGTGTAAGCTGTATCTAAGAAGAAGTCCCATTTTAACTGTATTTCGTTGTCGCTCTTGTCTTTTGGTAGCTCATCAATGATGTTAAACCAATTTCTTTTTAACATACCACCTTCTGCTGGGGATGGTTTTTGCATATACTGACCTGAATAACCATAACTTCCTAAACCTATTTTAAAGCTATCTAAGACACTTTTAGATAGTCTTTGAGGGAATAGTAGCGAATCAGTATAAAAGTTTGTTAAATCGCTTGGAAATACGTTAGGTGATAATTCAGCAGGTAAACAAATATGTTCAAAGTTATCAGCGTCTTCACTTAACAACATTCCAGTCAAGTCGTTTTCGTGTAGTCGTTGCATTATAATTATGAATACTCCGAACTCTGGATTGTTTAATCTACTCCTTAGTGTTTCATTAAAAAATGTGTTTGCTCTTTCTCTTTCTTTTTCGCTTCTTGCTTCTTGTGGGTTTTGTGGGTCGTCTATTACTATTACATCTCCACCCATACCAGTTACAGTACCACCAGTTGAGGTTGAATATCTTAATCCGTTGTTAGGTGTTGTGTATTTAGTCTTAGTGTTTTCATCTCTACTGATTTGAATGTTAGGAAAATGCTTAATAAACCAATCAGATTCTATTAAACGTCTTGCCTGTACGCTTAATGATGTAGATAATGAAGCAGAATAAGAGCTACTAATGAACTGAACACTATCATCTAATATCCATAGGTAAACTGAAAAGTAAACATTTACTATTTCAGACTTTAAAGTTCTTGGTGGTACGTTAATTATTAAGTGCTTATCTCTTGGTTCTTTGTTTACTACTCTAATTGCTTCTTTTTGTAGTCTATCACAAATATACTTAATGTGCCAATTCTCAACCATTGGCTGACCGTTGTGTAATACTTTAAACGCTTCTAAACAAAACTTATAAAATGAACGTCTATAAGATTCTGCTCTAAGTTTGGTTAGCGTTGTCTTCATTCAACAATTTATCTATTACGTCTTGTGGTAGCTTACTTAAATCAACTTCATCTTCAATCTTTACTTCTGCTTTTACTTCTGTTCTGCTTAGTTTTGGTAGTATGTATTCAGATAAGTTACTCATTAGCTCTATTGCTTTAGCTGGGTTCTTTTCTGCTACTCTTTCTAACCAATCTTGTAGTTTATCTGTGTTGTCTTCTACAAAGCATTGAAAAGCATCTCTAATCTCTTGAGTTGTTTTATTTGGAGAACCTTTTGGTCTTCCGTTTTTATTTATATCATCTGGTCTATCTTCAAAACCCATTGTTGTATTTTGTTGTATTTTACTACAAATTTAACAATTATTTTTTAATTACTCTTTTATTGTTAGTTCTTCTCCTGTTAATGCAAAGTAAATGTTTTGTAGTTTGTGTACGTAATCTATTGTTTTTTCCTTTTGATAGTTTACGTATTTTTCATCATTCCATTTAAATTTATATCCTTTTGCGTAACTTCCCATTGCAATATATTCCCAATATATTATATCTAATTC